GTCGGCCAGTTCTGGCAAGCCAAGCGAAGCCCCTTACAGCTTTCCTACAGCCCTACGGGGCAGAAGATTTTATTCCGCGGGGCGGACGAGCCGAAGAAGATCAAGTCCACAAAATTCCGCAGGGGCTACTGCAAATATATCTGGTACGAGGAGACAGACGAATTTGCGGGGATGCAGGAGATCAGAACCATCAATCAATCCCTGATGCGGGGCGGCAGCAGCTTTTTTGTATTTTACAGCTACAACCCGCCCAAGAGCCAAGCAAGCTGGGTGAATCAGGAGGCCATGCGGCCCATGGCAAACAGGCTGGTGCATACCTCGGATTACAGAACCGTGCCGCCGGCGTGGCTGGGAGACGCTTTTTTGCAGGAAGCCGCATATCTGAAGGAGATCAACGAAAAGGCATATCGCCATGAATATTTGGGAGAGGTGGTCGGCACCGGCGGCGCAGTATTCGACAATGTGGTCACAAGAGAGATCACAGAGGCGGAGATCAAGTCCTTCGACCGCATCTACAACGGCGTGGACTGGGGCTATTATCCCGACCCTTGGGCGTTCAATCAGATGCACTACGATGCGGCCAGACGGACCCTTTATATTTTCGGGGAGCTGACCCGATACAAGCAGGGCAACCGCAGGACTGCCGATGCGTTGTTTACCTACGGCGTGACCGCCGATGATCTTATTACGGCGGACAGCGCAGAGCCGAAAAGTGTGGCGGATTATCGCAGCTATGGGCTTTTTTGCCGTGGGGCGGTGAAGGGTCCCGGCAGCGTGGAGTATTCCATGAAATGGCTGCAAGCTCTGGCGGCCATCGTGATCGATCCTGTGCGATGTCCCGATACCGCCAGGGAATTTACCACCTACGAATACGAACGGAACAAGGACGGGGCGGTCATCAGCGGCTATCCCGATCAGGATAACCACCATATCGATGCGGTACGATATGGCTTAGAGCCCATTTGGCGGAGAAAGGGGCAATGAGAGAAATGCGGAATGTATTACCATTTATCAAGGGGGTGCTGCGGATGCTTTTCCGTGGGGATACGGTCAAAAAAGCCATTGGCGCGGAGGTTGCTGTCAGCGAGGAAATGCAGAGAGCCATTGCGCTGTGGCAGGAGATGTTTCAAAACAAAGCCCCGTGGCTGGATGAGAATACCCAGAGCATGGGGCTGGCTGCGGCGGCAGCGTCGGAGATCGCAAGGCTGGTGACGGTGGAATTTCACAGCGAAGTGACAGGCGGCAGGCGGGCGGCGGTTTTGCAGAGGAACTATGATTTCGTCCTTTCCAAGCTGCGGGAGCAGACAGAATTTGCCGCAGCCATGGGCGGGCTGGTGTTCAAGCCCTATCTGGACAATGGGCGGATTGCCGTTGATTTTGTCCACGGGGACAGATTCCTCCCTACGGCCTACAACAGCCGAGGGGAGATCACAGGGGCGGTCTTTCTGGAACGGGTGCGGAAGGGGAAGGCCTATTACACCCGCTTGGAACGCCATACGCTGGGGGATACGGGCTATACGGTAGAGAACAAAGCCTTTCTTTCCTATCAGGAAACGGAATTGGGCGTGCCTGTCAGCCTGTCCGCTGTGGAGGAATGGGCGGCATTGGAGGAGACGGTCCTGCTGGGCTATGGGGATGGCTCTCCCTTGGAACGCCCGCTGTTCGTTTATTTCAAAATGCCCTTTGCCAATCAGATCGACCCGACGTCTCCTTTGGGGGTCTCTGTTTACAGCAGGGCGGTGGAACTGATGAAAGAAGCGGATCGGCAATACAGCCGCATCCTCTGGGAATATGAAGGCTCTGAGCTGGCCATTGATGCGGATGTGACGGCAATGCGGGGGACAAAGCTGCCTGCCCGCAAGCAGCGGCTGTTTCGCAGCCTGAGCATACAGAAACGGGACGGCGGCGACCTATACGAGGTGTTCAGCCCCGCCATTCGGGATGCGTCCCTGTTCAATGGGCTGAATCAGCTTTTGCGGCGCATCGAATTTAACTGCAATCTATCCTACGGCACATTATCCGACCCCCAGAATGAGGCGAAAACGGCGGAGGAGATCAAAATGAGCCGACAGCGCAGCTATGGGGCCATCTGCGAGATACAGAAAGCCCTGGAGGACGCTCTGCGGCACTTGGTCTGGGTGCTGGATTATTACGCCAGCCTGTATGATCTTGCGCCTGCGGGGGAATATGAAACGACCTTTACCTGGGGCGAAGGACTACACCTACAACGGCGTGCCGATGACCGAATATGAAGCCCTACAGGAGCAGCGGAAGATCGAGCGGGGTATCCGTCGCTGGAAACGGGAAGAAGCTGCCATGAAAGCCGCAGGGCTGGACACGGGCGAGGCATCGGCAAAGGTACGGGAATGGAACAGAAAGCATAAAGATTTTCTGGAACAGACGGGACTGAAAGCCGATGGGACAAGGCTGGTTGTGGGTGTACATTCTGCAAAGCGACAAAAAGAAATCGCAATCAGAACTGAGTTGAAGAAACTAGGATTTCGTGGTAAAATAAACATAGTACCAAAGCAAATGGATGTAGATATACTTGGATTTGATGATAAGCACATTAACAGCGAAAGAGAGCATAATGTGACTGCGGATGAAGCGAAAGGCTTTGTTCGGAATGCAAAGCTGTCTATGACGGTATGGAATGGACAATATGAAAGATATTATGCAAAAGAAGGCGTTGCCTATGTTAGAATTGAAGACCTGACAATTCGTACTGCATTCAAAAAAGAGCAGTTTTCTGATGATGTGAGAAAACTTTTGGAGGTGTTGGACAAATATGAGTAATCGAGCAAATGCGTATCCGAAGCAGGTGCTTTGTCCGCTTGTGGACAGTATGATCGAGGATATTGACTGTATGGAAAATCAGGATGTTGTGAATGATTTGATTGTAGAAGAATCAATGCCTGATAAATACAAGAAAAAAGAGAATTGGAGAGAGATTTGCAGACAGTGCAAATATTTTGAAATCGATTAAACCACCAACCGAAAAGGAAGGTGGTTTTTTCATGGGCAAAAACAGAAAGGAGGGTACACCATGAAGAAGTACATCGGTATGTAGAAAGGAACGGTGATCCTGCTATCTCGCCCCGGATACGGCGTAAAAAGGTCTTTTTTTATTGGGCGGAATCCCGAAAAACTACCAAAGCAAAGCAGAAAGGTACTGCGAGATCAAACGGAAAGCGGAAAGGAGCACAAAATGAAAAGAGAAGATATCAAGAAGCATTTCCCTGATGCCACAGAGGAGCAGTTAAAAGCCCTTTTGGACATCCATACGGCGGATATCGGCAAAGCGAAGGGAGAGTATGAAACGCTCAAGGGCGATTTGGAAAAAGCCAATGGCACCCTGAAGGAATACGAAGCCACCATTGCGGAGCTGAAAAAATCCGCGGAAGGAAATGAGGATTTCAAAAAGAAATTTGAGGAGCTGGAACAGAAGATCGCTCAGGAAAAGGCGGCGGCAGAGCAGAAGGCCAAGGAAGCAGCGGAAGAAGCGGCTTTTACGGAACGCTTCAAGACTGTCGTAGGCGAGCAGAAATGGCGGGACGAGCTGACAGAGAAAGCCATGTACGCTGAATTTAAGACTGCTCTGGGGGAAGAAGCCAACAAGGGCAAGGGGGACAAGGAGATTCTGGACGCCCTGACGAAGGATAAGGGATATTTTTCCGACCCTGCCAAAACCCCCGCTTTCTTCACGAGAGGCACGGGTTTTTCCGGCGTCGGCTCTGCGGATGACGCTGCGGCAAGGGCGGCAATGGGTCTGGCACCCAGGAAGGATGGAAAGGAGAGATAAAAAATGGCAAACAACATTGCAGTATTCAAAAAATACATCGACCTGCTGGATGAGGTCTATCAGACGGCATCGGCAACAGTGGTGCTGGATGGCGATATGACGCTGGTACAGATGGGGGCGAACACCAACGAGATCATCATTCCCAAGATCAGCATGGACGGTCTGGCTGATTACAGCAGAAACGGCGGCTATGTCCACGGGGATGTGACCCTGACCAATGAGACCGTCAAATTCAACTATGACCGTGGCAGAAAATTCACGGTGGATGCCATGGATAACGAGGAAACGGCGGGGCTGGCCTTCGGTAAGCTGGCGGCAGAATTTATCCGCACAAAGGTGGTTCCCGAAATGGATGCCTTCCGTTTTGCTGCCTACGCAGGCATCACAGGGATCTCCAAGGCGACGGCGGAGACATTGTCCGACGGGGCGGCGGTGCTGGCGGCACTGGTGGCGGCCCAGAGCAAAATGGACGAGGACGAGGTGCCCCAGGAAAACAGACACCTGTTTATCACCCCCACCCTCTACAACATGATCTATGCGGTGGATACCACCAAATCCAAGGAAGTCATCAGCTCCTTTGCGGGCATCCATAAGGTGCCCCAGAGCCGTTTTTATACTGCCATCGACCTGAACGACGGTACAACGGAGGGCGAGACCGCAGGGGGCTTTGCCAAGGCGGCGGCAGCCAAGGAGATCAACTTTATGGTGATCCATAAGCCCGCATTGCTCCAGTATCCCAAGCATACGGTGAACAAGGTCATTGCCCCCGAAGCAAATCAGGACAGCGATGGCTGGCTGTTCTTCTACAGAGCCTACGGGCTGGCGGATGTGTACGAAAATAAGGTGGCTGGCATTTATCTGCATCATAAGGCATAAGGAGGGCTGGATATGGCAAGAACGGTAGGCATGGGCGCGAAGCCGCCCAAAACAGCAGAAGAAAAGGAACGCTCCAAGCTGGAGAAGAAGATCGGGGCGTTGGAAAAGGAAAACAAGGCTCTGCGGGAGGAGAACAAAGCCCTGAAAACGGAGCTGGACACCCTGAAACAGGAGAAGGCAGACGGGCAGTAAAGGGGGTGTTCCTATGATCTATGCGGACTACACCTATTACAAGGAGACCTATGGCGGCACCATGGCGGAGGCAGACTTCAAACGTCTGTCCCGTCAGGCTTCCGCCTACTTGGATGCGGTTTCCTTTGACCGCATCCGCGAGGTAACGGAGGAAGAAACGTTGACAAAGATAAAGGATGCCTGCTGCGCCGTGGCGGATGCCTGTTTTTTGAATGAAAATGGCGGCGGGATCGCCGCAGAGACCAACGACGGCATTTCCGTGACCTACGTCAACGGCACGGGCTCCCAAACAGACGAGGAACGGCTCTATCAGGCGGCACGGCTTTATCTGGGGCAGACGGGGCTATTGTATCGGGGGTGGGAATGATGCTGGCGTGTACAGAGACGATTACCGTTGTGCAATACGTTTACGACAAAGAGACGGATACGGATGCCTATACCTGTACCGTGATCGAGGGGGTCAGTTGGTTTGGCAAGCTGGTAGCTGCTGTGGAGAACAAAGGGCTGACGGGGGCGGCGAAGATCACCGTCCGTATTCCGGAGGAGCGTATACCCCCGGGCGTAACGCTCAAACGGGGGGACTATGTTGCCCGTGGCGCGATAAAATCCGTGGAACGACAGGCGGACTTGGAAGGCATGGAGCATTTCACGGTGCTTTCCGTGGGGGATAACCGCAGAAGCAAGGGGAAAGCCCTGCGGCATTGGGTGGTGAGCGGCGCATGAAATTTGATGTGAATGTGAATATCGACACAGCCAAGATACTGAAAAAGTATGGGCTGGGGGAAAGCAAAGAGGCCCAGCGGTTTCTGGCGGAGGATGTGGAGCGGAATTGTCAGCCCTATGTACCCATGTCTGCCGGAAGCGGGGGTCATATGGTGGATGACGCAGAGGTCACAGACGACAGCATTATCTATCCCGGTCCTTATGCTCATTATCAGTATGTAGGGGAGGTCATGGCAGGCAGAGCCCCGAAGCATTACACAGGCAGAGCCATCGACTACCACGATAGCCCCAAGCGGGGAAAGCAATGGGACAAGCGCATGATGGCAGATCATGGCAAGGAAATAGAGCAGGATTTGGAAAATTACCTGAAAGGACGAAATAAATGAACGAGAAAAATCTGATGGAGCAGGTGCGGGCATTTCTGCGTACCTATCCGCCCCTTTCCAACGATAAGATCAATGTGGATTTTCTCCCCGCCGATGCCAGAAGCTACGCCATAGAAGCCGTACCGGCGCAGGAGGTCATCCGCACCTATGTGGACGGCTCCTTTGTGGGTCAGCTTCTGTTCGTGCTGGCCAGCAGGGAATATTATGGGGAGAAGATACGGCAGCAGTTGGATAATCTGGGCTTTTACGAAGCCTTTTCCCATTGGCTGCGGGAGCAAACCATGGCAGGGAACCTGCCTGATCTGGGAGCAGGGCGGAACTGCCTGCTGTTGGAGGCGACTACCTCGGGCTATGCCTTTGCGGCGGAGACGGACAGGGCGAGATACCAGATTCAATGCAGAATGGAATATTTTCAGAAGAAGTAAAGGAGTGAAAAAAATATGGATGCAGTAATGAGATATCAGGTGGCGGATTATTTGGACGTAGGGACAGGCTCTGCGGAGAGCTACGCCCTGATGGGGGTAGGCTTTAATACGCTGGATGAGAACCCCAACGCCCAGAAGGATGCGAAAACCTACATCAGCCAGAGGGCACAGACAGCCTCGATCAAAAGCTATCAGCCTGCCTTTGCCTTTGATTCCGACCTGATCGCCGATGAAGCGGCGGTGATGGCACTGTACGACATCGGCAGAAACCAGAAAACAGGGGCGGAGGCAGAACGGAATTATGTAAGGGTGGAGCTGTTCCGTCCTGTGGAAGGCTCTGCCAATACCTTTATGGCAAGAAAATTTAAGGTGGCTGTGGAGGTCTCCGGCATGACGGGCGAAGGCGGCGGCATCATGAAGGTGACGGGCAATTTGAACGGCGTGGGGGACTTTATCGACGGTACCTTCAATACCACCACAAAGACCTTTACGGCGGCAGGCGCAGGGGAATAAGATTGTTGTAGGAAAATGGAAAATATGGTAAAATAGGAACGAGGATTGTCGTTTCGGTATGGCCGCAAGGCGGCTTAGGGGGCACAGCCCCCCATAGTTGGTCACTCTCTGAAAAGGGGGTGATGCTATGGTTACATATAGCGAATTATTTCAATTTTGCCTTGTAATCATTGGGGTTATCACTTTGTGTAATCTCAAAAAATAGCAAAGCCGCCTAAATTGCGAGTTTAGACGGCGTAATGCTATAAACCTATGTTTGTAGACTAACCGCCTCAGCAAAAACGGCAATCCTTTTCTTATGTCTATTTTACAGCCTTTGCATGGGAAATGCAAGGGCTTTTTTCATGGGAAGAAAGGAGAACAGAATGGGAAGATTTGAATTTCGGAAAAAAGAGATCGCATTGGATATTGCCGGAGTGAAAGCCTTTGTACCCGGCACGGTGGATTTTATGGAGCGTCTGCGGCGGATCGGTGAGGAAATGGTTTCCTTCGGCGAGCAGGTGGAGGACACAGAGCAGGCGGAGGAATTTATGCTGGGAGTGCTGGATGAGCTACTGGGGGAAACGGTGATGGATCAGATCGAAGGGGAACGCAAGCTGGATATTTACGACTGCTGCGACCTGTTCCGGTATATCACCGACGAGGTGAAGCAGTATCACGAAAAGAAAGCGGCGGCATATCAGCCGAAAGCGGATGTGCCGCCTGTGGAACCCTCCGAGCAGCCCATCCCCATGGCGCAGGCGGCCGTCGAAAATAGAGAAGCCCGCAGAAAAAGACAGCGGGCAGAGCATCGGGCGGCGGGCAAAAAATGAAGGAGCTGCTGACGGGAAAGCTGCCGACTTCTTTTCAGATCGGCGGGAAGGAATACAAGATCGCCTCTGATTTTCGCACCATGCTGGAATTGGAGGCGGTTTTTTCTGCCTCTGACCTGACAGATGCGGA